AGGATTGGTCACTCTAATGTTTGACCCACGTCTCGAAGTGTGCTACTCGCGCAGGCGCGCATAATAGAAGGTAGCAATAGAATAGTTGGCACAGATATTGCCTGTAAAAATAAATTACAATTGGGGGTTGTTTCTAGGTTTTATATCATTATAATGGCGGCACGGGCACAGAAAAGCCCATTTAACCATAACGCACCACAATGGTGCAGGAGCAAACAAGATGAACAACTACAAATTAGACTTAAACTGTCAGACCACCGTAAACCAATTACAAGTAGCGGTTAGACGCGAGATAAACAACCTTACTAATGAGTATTGGGAGCTACACGGGCCGGACGCGACAGCGGTACAACTGGATACCTTGACAGCACAGCGCGAACAATACAGGGTCTACGACGCACAGCTAGAGGTTGCCTATGAGACGTCCAAACATAAGGCGTGGAATGCATTGAGCGACGGCAGTGCATACGACAAAGCACAGGCCGCAGTCCGACGCGCACAGATTGAACTGGCTAAAGTCAAAGTAGACGACGCACAGGAGACGCTACAAGACGCACAGGCACAGCTCGTCGAGTCGCGCAGAGCAGTGAGAGCAGAACGTAACAGCTAGAGGAGGGTTGTTTTATCGGTAGCATTCGCGTAGAGTGCTATCCATTAAACCAATCACAGCAATCAATACAGGTAGGACAATATGACACAGGCCAAACCAAAATTCTCGAAGCCCAGCAAAATGCCGTGCCGTTCGTGGTCTCTGCAAGCTCTGGACACCTGTCCCGCTAGTAAAAAGCCAGACGGCGAACTAGTGGACGCTTGCAAGGGCTGCTACGCGACGACCGGATTCTATGCAATGGGCAGTGTCAAAGCGCCGCGAGAGCATAACCGAGAGGACTGGAAACACAGCGACTGGGTCGACGTGATGGCGGCAGAGCTAGATAATGACAGGTATTTCCGGTGGTTTGATAGCGGCGACCTGTACAGCCTAGCACTGGCAGAGAAGGTTCTGGAGGTAATGCGTCGCACGCCATGGTGTAACCACTGGCTACCTACTCGAATGCATAAGTTTGAGAAGTTCCGAGCTGTGTTGGCAGAGATGGAGAAGCTCCCAAACGTGGTTGTTCGCCTGTCCAGTGACAGCGTGACAGGTGACACAGTACAGGATGCGGCAACCAGTTCTACCATTATCCCTACTGTGTCGCACAGCCTGCCGTCTATGTCAGTCTGTGAAGCATACGACAGAGGCGGTAAATGCGCGAGCTGTCGCCTGTGTTGGTCTAAAGACGTAGCGGTAGTGGCTTATCCTGCCCACGGTAAAAAGATGATAAAACACATTGACAGCATAGCGGCTATTAACCTATAATTCGCGTACTGTAACCAAAAAACGCCAAAGGAGGCGACAAGATGAGCAAGCTACAACCCGTGGGACTATTTCACACGCCCGAAAGTGTGGACGAATTGCAGGACTATCTGGCACAGTTTACAGGCGCGGACGCAGTTCTAGCCAATACTGCCGCCTTTATGGCGTGGAACCTTTGCGCCAAGCTAACCAACCCCACAGAAGAGGAGTCAGAGCAAAATGCCACAGTTTAAACAGTACCAACAGGGCGACGACAAGCCCACGTTTAAAGAGCTACAGCACTTTGTAGGCGGCTACGTCGAATATATCTACCTGTCCAATGGTGATATGCTGGCGATTAATGAGGAGGGTTGCTACATGGGCTTTAAAGATAACACGGAGGCTACAAAAATATGGCACGACGACCTGCGGAAACAATACGGCGACCGCGACGACTTTTACCTCATACAGGGCAATGTCGCCCACTTTGTAGGAGGCTTCGCAGATGAGTAGATTTAAACGGTTATTGCAACTGGTATTACTATTCGCAGGCGGATTCGTCGCCGGTAGTTTAATAATGGCAGTTTTTATGCTAGGCTATAGAGCCATAACAGGAGGCGCATAGAATGACATACGAAGAATTTAAAAAACAGCACGACAAACTGCTCACAGAGCTAATATTTTCAGAGGCTAGCAACCAAGCCGAACGAGTCGAGAAGGTCGAGAGGCTACGCGCCGATAACCCCAAATATTGGGCTGTGCTGTGGGGTGACCTATGACAGACTACAGGTGCAGGGTATCAGAGGAAGATGCGAGAGATTCACATTTTGACGGACTATCGGACGCGGAAGAGAGAGAGTTGGCACTACAGGCGCACATTGACCGGCGCGAGACTTTAAAGGCGTATATAGCCTCCGCGCAGGAAAAGATAGACAGGCTATTGAACTATGCCGAGTGGTCTCCAGACCCTGACGATATTGAAGCAGCAGAGGAGTTAAATTTAGGTTTAGATTTTCACCTGCCGCCAAATGGCTAACCGAGAGGATATTAAAAAATGATTACAGACAACACAACAGAGAACGACCTACTCGCGGAGACAATCGACGAGCTAGGTCAGAGCCTGACAGAGTTGGCACAGGTGATAGCGGATATTAAACAGCAAGTAAACTACAGAGAGGAGGATACGTAGTGACTCTATGGGCGTTAAAGTGTAAGGTTAGGTACTGGAAGTCTGTCAGGGATAAATTCCCGCATATAGAGACAGAACGGGTACAAAAGGAAATAACCAAATGGGAAAACAAACTAAAACAGAAACAGAGAGAAGATTAAAATGGAATATAAAGCATATTACACACTGGAACAGAAAATAATCGACTGGCACAACGCACGTAACCTGATTGAGGGCAGTACAGACCACCAACAGTTCGAGAAGCTGTTAGAAGAGGTAGAAGAGCTACGGGTCAACATAGAACACAGCCAAGACTTTAGCGACGACGTGGGCGACATCTTGGTCGTGCTAATTAATCTATGCGAGCGACACAACTTAACATTGACAGACTGTATGAATGTAGCGTATAATGATATTAAATATCGCACGGGCAAAATGGTAGATGGGGTATTTGTGAAGGATTTAATAGACGAGAGCGGAGTAATTCAAAATGCAAGCTAATATTTTTGGAATGTTTTTAAACGTAGAACCACGGTTCGGCATCGGGTTGGACATAGAGAGTGTAGAGAGCCGGCCAGTATGGACAGTAAAGGACGGAGAGTTAGGCACGATGGCTTTTGATGGGTTGGTGTTGCTACTACCCTTCTTTATTGTTACACTAGGGAACGTATGGACGGAGGTAGACGAATGATTATATGGGCTTTAGTGAGCGTGGGTGTACTAATAGGTGTATACTACGCACGGAGGAATAAAAATTGATATTGACAATATGTTTAACAGGTATAATCCTATGCCTAGGCTATGGCATCAAAGAAACTATGGAGAAGTGGGACGATGAGCAAGATTAAAGAGCAATTGATAGGATACGAGCAGAACGACTGGATAGCTGACGAAGACCACGTAAAGGTCGATGAGGTTACAGAGTACCTACTGTACGCGATGAGCGTATCAGAGATGCAACAGGCCGCACGACAGCACATACAGCACGACCTGTACACTATGGCGCGTAGCGACTTCAACAAGGTACATTATGACACTATAGGAGTGCATACAAAATGAGTAGGTGCAAAGCGTGTGACGCTATTATGACAGAATCAGAGTTAAAAAGGACTGATTATAATACAGACAAACCCCTAGACCTATGTTATAATTGTATGAGTATTTCAACTAATGCGGCACTTGCCTTTGAAAACGGCGGGTTATTAGACTCAGAGGAAGAAAGTTTGGATTTAGAGTCATTAGGGTTTGACATAAGCAACAATTAATGATATACTATACTTATGTTATGTTCTTTTATAATAAACTAAAAGCAACTAACTAAGGTATACCTAAGTAGTAACAATTTAATTTAATCAAAAGGTAAATAGATATGACAGCACAAGTATTGGAAGGCACAGTAGCATTCGAGAATCTCACCGAGCATGAGATGTACAACGGACAGTCCACAGGTAAATACTCTTTGGTATTGTCTCTGGACGAGGACAAGGCCGCAGAGCTAGACTCAGCAGGCGTTAAGCTCCGCGAGTACGAAGGTGTCAAACAGCGCAAGTTCGCAAGCAAGTTCGAGGTTGGTGTCTTAAACGCAGATGGTTCACCGTTCGCAGGCCGAGTACCACGAGGCTCTAAGGTACGTATCCTCTGGCAGGAAGGCGCACCACACCCAGTACACGGAACCAGTACATACCTCAACAAGGTCAAAGTATTAGAGGTAGCGGAACAGACTGACTCGAACGAGGACTTTTAATGACAGAGAAGTCTACCTTCTTGAAGCACGAGTCATGCCCTAAGTGTGGCTCTGCTAACAATCTGGCAAGGTACTCTGACGGTCACGCTCACTGCTTCAGCAATGGGTGTGGCTACTACGAGAGAGGCAACGGAACTGCCTCAGACTTTGCACAACGTACACCAACAAGGGCATTTGAGATGACAGGAGTAATAGCGGCAATCCCTGACAGGCGAATCTCACAGGGCATAGCGCAGAAGTTCGGCGTTACTGTGGAGTTCTCACCGGAGGGACAAATTGTCAAGCATCACTACCCGTACTATGACAAGGACAGCAACAAGCCTACAGGGACGAAGGTTAGACAGGTAGAGACCAAGGGATTCTACGCAACAGGGAACTTTGATAACGTAGGCTTGTTCGGTCAGCAAGCATTCAGGGAAGGCGGTAAGTACATTACCATCACCGAGGGAGAGGCGGACGCACTAGCAGTCAGTGAGATGTTCGACGGCAAGTGGCCTGTAGTGTCTATCCGGTCAGGTGCGGCAGGAGCCAGTAAGGACATTAAAGCCAACTTGGAATGGCTAGAGTCGTTCGACAACGTAGTGATATGTTTCGACAATGACAAGGCAGGACAGGAGGCGGCACAGTCAGTGCTTAACTTGTTCACACCTAACAAGGCCAAGAACGTAGTACTACCCTTGAAGGACGCAGGGGATATGCTCAAGGCCAAGAAGATACAGGAGTTCACTAGGGCATGGTGGGACGCTAAGGTCTACAGACCGGACGGGATTGTCTCAGGCTTGGATACGTGGGACTTGCTACAGGAACAGAAGGACATCAAGTCGATACCTTATCCGTGGGAATGCTTGAATGAGTTCACACACGGATTCAGACCACGGGAACTGGTCACGATAACGTCAGGGTCGGGCATGGGTAAGTCTCAGATTATGCGAGAGCTAGAGCATTACCTATTGAAGAACACCGAGGACAACGTGGGTATCCTAGCCTTGGAAGAGGACGTACCTAAGACCACGCTAGGCATTATGTCTATCGAGGCCAACAAGCAGTTACATCTGCCGGACGTTAGGAACTCTCTGGTGGAAGGTGAGGAACGTGGTTACTGGGAGAAGACATTCGGGTTAGATAGAATACATTTGCTCGACCACTTCGGCAGTACCAGTGAGGACGACTTGCTAGGACGCATCAGGTACATGGCTAAAGGCTTGGACTGCAAATGGATTATCCTTGACCACCTTAGTATTGTAGTCAGTGACCAGAGCAACGGTGACGAGCGTAAAGCAATCGACAGCATTATGACCAACCTGCGGAAGATAGTGCAGGAGACAGGAGTCGGGTTATTCTTGGTGTCACACCTCAGACGACCATCAGGGCAGAAGGCGCACGAGGACGGAGGAAAGATTAGCTTAGGAGAGCTACGAGGTTCAGCGGCTATCGCACAGTTAAGTGATATGGTTATTGGACTAGAGCGAGACCAACAGCATCCGGACGAGCAAATACGTAACACAACATGTGTCAGGGTATTAAAGAACAGGTTTGTAGGTTTGACTGGAGCCGCTTGTCATCTTTATTACGATATAGACTCGGGACGTATGATTGAAACAGCTTGTCCTACAGAGAGTAACGTGGAGTTCTAACATGGTTAATAGAGTCAGTCAGTATCAAGTAACAGAGACAGACATTGCAGACCCTGTAATGATAGAGGAAGCAATAAATGAGCTAAAGAGACTAGGAAAGAAGAAAATATATCCGTATGGTGCAGGTCAGATATGTTTCCATCACAGGAAGTGTTACTTCTTTATTTCACCTCATACAATGAAGTGGACACCTAGACACAAAGCACATTGTAAGTGGTACTCAGGTTACAACAACATTGAGGAAGTTTTTGATTCCATTAATGGTTGGTGTGACTACAGAGACAGGAAACAGCAGGAGTCCTAATGAAGCAGATAGTCTTTGACATTGAGGCGAACGGCCTAACCCCTGATAAGGTTTGGTGTATCGTGGCCTGCGACATACAGTCAGGTGAATTTACAACATGGTCAGGAGACGACCTACATTGTTTCAAGGACTGGATTAAAGAGCAGGACGAGCTAGAGGTCATTGGTCACAACATCATCGGGTACGATATTCCGGTTTTGGAACAGCTACTCGACGTAGACTTCAGCAAATGTAAAGTTACTGACACATTAGTCCTGTCCAGACTGGCAGAGCCATCACGACAAGGCG